CATACTGTTGTCGCGTTCAACATAGTGTCTTTTGTATTCGCTTCTAAACTCAGAAAATTGCGTATGTCGAGTGTTTACTGCAAAAAAACCAGTTTCTGGCACGAACCATCTTCCAGGACTTCCATCTTTAGCTGTTGTATAGGTTACTCCCATGTGAGTACTAAGAACATTGTCGGGGAGAACAGATAACAACAGATTCATTGGCAACTGCCCTACTGATAACACATCAGCATCAAGCCATACGATCCTATCTGCCGTAGAGTTTTCCATAGCATGTATAAAACTCCATGCTTTTTTTGCAAATTTCTTAACTTGTTTATCAACAGTTGATTGAAATTCATAATATTCAGGTTTAAATTCGTCGAATGATATTTGTTTCAGCCTAGGGTGTTCAGGTAAATCAAATTCTTCTACATAACAGGTCAATATTAACTCAGATGGCCAATATTTTAACCATGTATCTACACAATCTTTACCAATTAGGTCGTAATAGGTTTGATTAAAACTTGTAATTATTTCTATGTTCATACGTACTGTCTCATGTGTGCCCAACATTCGCCATTTTCAATTTCATCAAAATTCCAATGAAACATTGCTAGACGTTCAACCCATTTTTGCCTATCTGGGAGGTTAGGATTTTCTATTTGTGCAAGATCTAAATTTGCAATTTCTGCGCATTGGCTTCTTACAGGATCTGTAACAAAAATTGGATAGCCTTCTATGGCTGCGCCTACTGTTGGACTTGAGTTGTGATTAACAACTGCCCAACAATTTTTTAAATCCTGTTCTAATGTGCTGCCATCTCGAGATAATCTTACACCTTTTAACATGCCTATTTTTTTGATCAAGTTATTAGGGCTTAGATATCCCTTAGCACCTTTGTCTCCGGGATGCGCACGAATAATTATATCTCTACTTGAATATTTTCTTATTTCTTTAATTGTTTTTGCAGTCCAATCGATAACATCATATCCCCCCATACTCCATCCGCCGTTTCTTTGTAAACACAGTAATATATGATTTCCGGTTGTTCTGTAATCTTTTAATTGAATTCCAAGACTTGCTGATAATTTTTTCCAACGTGTAGGATCTGGTTTATCATCGCAATAATTTCCAGTATTTGGAAATATTCCGTCGTAGCTATACCTTAGGTAATGTTTAGGATTAGCCATATTTTTATATAGGAATAAATTGCTGTCTGCTAGCAGTGTATGTTTTCCTCTACGATTTTGATGTTCAACAATTTTTCTTCTAAATTCTAAATGAGAGCTTGTTTTTGAATTTTCATGCACCCATCCAATCATCATAGCAACATCAGCATCGATTAGTGTTTGCTCAGTATGAGAAACAACTTGGTCGCCTGTATATGCTACACCCATGGCAAATCTATTAAGGATTTCTCCCTTTTCTACGTTTTTATTGTTGGGTGGCAAACAGGCCAAATAGGAAACAAATTTCATTTAGATTTTTTCTCTTTACGGTCTTTTCCTACAGTGGTGTTTAACAGGTCTTTTCGATCAATTCCAAGATAATGGGTAAAGTGATTACTCAATGTACTGTTCTCCATGGCAAATCGACTGATATAGGCTTGGGGTATTGTTTTCCAATTATTGTAATGCGGGCAATAGGATTTCATTGGCCATCTTTTTCTAACATGATTAGCAGCATGATGATCGTAGGGCTGAGGTAATTGAAAAATATCACCATTATACCATGTCATTGAATAATCTCTAATAAAGTTATTAAAGTCTGGATTTTTTGTGTCAAATGCAACAATGCCAGTGTCGATAGGACAATCGTCTTTAAGCGGCCAATCATGTCCGCCGTCTAAGCTGGCCCATATATTATTTCCAGGATGCAGCATTTCAATCGCCTTGGCTCTTGATAATTCTTGATCGACCATAATGTCAGCGTCAATCCATATAACAAGGCCCTTAAACTTTCTTGCAGCCCATACTTGAACACGACTCTTCTTCCAAAATCTATCAGCTTTAGTTCCGCCCATGCCTTCTTTTATCCAAGGGTCTTCTGGATTCACTACATCTTTCCAGTAGCTATAAATTTTTCCAAATCCCATATCAACAGGTTTGTCGTCCCAAACAAACACCACATCGCCTGGCAATTTGTTCCACGACGGTAATGTTAAATTTGCTGCATAATTATAATATTCACGAGAAAGTGAAGTTACCCATGTTATTGATGCATAGGTTTGTGTATTATTTCTTCCAACTTCGTCTGCATAGCTAATAAGGTATTTCCACCACATATTAGCATGTTCACAAGTTCTATAATTTTCAAACCATGGACCGCCTTCGGTCCAGTGATAGGCTACAGGTGTTCCTGTTTGAGATTGATTATTCCACCCTACTAAAAAATTATACTTGGCAGGTAATTCACCAATCTCGTGATCTTGTAACCATTGAAATCTATGTAGATATGCACCGTCCTTGGTGTTTATATCACTTAGTGATAATTTTTGATTACTGGGATGTTCGCAATTCCAAAGAATGACGCTACTCCAGTTTTTTCTAGGATACTGTGTCTGCTGTTTACCATCCATCTTAACTGTGTTAGTGGGTTTATGATCATGCTTAACTACCATTACTGCTTTGGTAGGATCGGCTAGTTTAAACAACTCTGCAATATCACTGTCCCACACAATATCGCAATCACAGAATAGTGCCCATCCTTGATAATTGGCCAGTGCCGGAACCATAAATCTTGTAAAAGTAAATTCGGTACTACCTAATTTATCTACATCTCGAGTATAAAGCCCGTCTCTTCTTAATTGAGACTGCTTTAGAGGTTTTACCTCTGCGGCTGGAGAATTCTTATGTATGGAATATTCACAGACTTTATAGGCAATATCTTCCCTACTGTCATATCCTATATATACTGGTAGTATATCATTGTTCATTTAAAATTCTCCAAGCTGTACCATCTTTTAATTCGTTTACGTGAAATTGACCGTAGGCAAGATGGTGCGCCCATGCTTCAACTTTTTCCATTGTAGGATAATAGGGTTCTTCTATTTTACTTAAATCATTGCTAGTTACAGGTTTAGCTGCATGAGTTGCACAAAGTGTAAATGCGGGATATCCATACATAACAGCTTCAGTGGCCGCATTACTATTGAATGTAACTAATGCATGAACATCGTCATCTAATGCTTCTTTAAGGGAATTAGTGATCATACGATCAGTTCTACTTTTAACACGTTCCCTAACTTCAACGGGACGATCAGTATATTGCTTAATGGTGTCGATTGTTTCTTGTAGCCATTGATCTAGATCTAAATCGTAGAATTTCATGGGCTTTTCATCGGGTTTGGCAATCAATATTTTCCTACCACCTTTCTTCCATCGATGAATAGGAATAGCCAATCGTTTAAATCTATCAGGCGGTCTATGAATAATTTCATCATGTTGTAGATCATTCTTTACTATTCTGTGATAGTATTTCCATCCCATAGGATTTAGTGGGCCTTTTTGATTACCCATATATCCTGTATCCATAAAATAAAAATTTCTACCTTCAAACCAACAACGTTTCATTATTTTATGTTTAAGAATTCCTCTTAGTACAATAGGATCTTCACTATCGTCATATTTAAAATCGTCAGAGTTAATGACTCTGCCGCCGCTGCCTATAGCGAAGGCATTGATGTATTCGTCGTTGCCTTCTTTGCTAAGAAAAATCCAGTTATTCATACTCTTTCTATATCCTCTTCGATGCAAGATTGTCCGTACTGTATTTCGACAATTTTACAGGGCACATCGAAAGGATTAGTTAGTTGATGCCATTCAGCAACTGGTATCTTAAATTCTTGATGTTTTTTTAATTCTTTTGATGGCAATCGATATCCGTTGGGCATTGTACTATTAACAACGCACTGTCCTTCACTAACCATCCAATATTCTGCACGTAGTTGATGGCGTTGCATTGATAGACTCTTACCAGGCTCTACCGTGAGCTCTTTGACTTTCATACCGTCTACTTCATGCAGCACACGATAGTAGCCCCACTGGCGTTCAGTTTTAGGTGCCTTCCATTCTTGCAAAATCCATGAACTAGAATTCATCTTATGTTCACCGCCTACACCGAATACAAATTCTAAATGGAGCATTTCTTCTAGCACATCCATTTCTGGAATGTTGGTTTTAGTTCTATCGCCACCATTAGCAAACACAATTTTATCATTAGGGTAAATTGTCCTTACTTTTCTAATGGCATCTTTGGCGCTGCCGTTTGTGTCGTCAAAGTTGATAACACGATCTACATCTTTAATGGCGCTTAGAATACTAGCACGTTCTTCCCAGGGCATAAATTCTTGACCTTTTTTTCTACGCAACCATGCGTCAGAGTTTGCGCCAATAATTAAAATGTCGCCTAATTTTTTAGCCTCTTTAATGTAATTGATATGACCTGAATGAATGGGGTCAAATCCTCCTGTTGCAATTACAATTGTTTTCATACAAAATCCTTATGAATATACATAGTGTCGCTTTCAAATGTCATGTGTTCTATATAGTTCCAACTAACTAATAACTCGTTTATTTTTTCTTTTGACCAGCCGTACGCATCACCAAATCCGTTAATTTCTAATACAATTACCGGTTTGGATCTTTTGATTGTTTCTTCAGCTCCTAACAATGCAAATCCCTCAAATCCCTCAATGTCTAAATGTATCAATGACGGATTTAAACCAAAGTGATCAATTTTGACCTGCGGTATAATTCCTTCGCCTGCAATCCTTAAGCCGCCAAGATTAAGATCATGATCTTTATGAAGTTCTAAACTAAGAGGAATAGTATCATTGCCTATACAAGCTCTAAATTTAAATACATTTTCCTCCGGAACATTATATGAAAGGCAGTAAAAATTTCGATGATCGGGTTCAAATGTTATTACAGTATTAAATAATTTAGAATACTGTTTTGGATAATAGCCTGCATTACCTCCAGCTTGAATAACTAAATTTCTTTCTTTACAACATTCGGCAATTTTTTTTGGCAGATTGCGAAATCTTACTTTATTTAAATGATGCCAACACCATGTATCCTCGATCGGCCATAACCATTCGCTTCCTTCCTTTGGATCTTTTCTAATTTCTAAATTTAAATGTTTAAACATAATTTCCATTCGTCAAATGATATCGGAGCAAAGTTAATGTCGCTTTTCACATACCACGTTTCAAATTTTTTATTTTTTCTATCATCGGGGTATACATCGTATATTACGGGCTTGTAATTAAACTTAGCCAAATATTCAGTAGCAATAGCATCCCAGTCTTTTTTAGCAGCATAATTATCATGCTCGTATGTGATACAATCAAAGGTAATCCCCTGCGACAATACTTGCTGTAATGCCGCAAATGTATTCTCTGGCGGTTCAATATCACAACTTAAATAGCCAAGATGCATTGGCAAATTATTATCAGCTAGTGCTTTTGCATAATCAAAAGTTAGAGCATTCTCCCAATAAATTTTATTTTTACGTTCCGGATGTGCAGCCCAAATAGCCTGATGATCTGTGTTTAATTCAATACTGAACCCTTTCCACCCACACATTTCTAAATTATATGTATTGCTCCACTTAACTGGCTCGTATCCGCCGATTTCAATATAGGTCTTATTTTCAGTTATAAGACTTGACACAAATATGTCTTGTAATGCCTGTGAATTGCTTATCATAAAAAACCTTTGTTTCGTTCAACGTTCCACGCAATTGCAGTTTTTAATCCTGCAGGCTTGGTGTCATTAATAATTATCCTTTCTCCGAGCGGTAGTTCGAATAATGCGAAATTATAACGTAATCCATTTTCTTGTAAAAGGGCTAACGTAGATTCTCGATATTGCTCAGCTCTGCCAGTAGTGATTATGATATAATCATCAGTTGGAATTTTCTTCCAAAGTTCAACAACACCGGGCAATAATTTATCTTCACTATACAAATGTGCATTATGAACTAGCACAGTTCCGTCTAGATCGATAAACCATGTATGTGGTAATTCACTTAACTCAAATGGGATCATAAATGTTGCAATCCTTGCTCAAGATAATATAATCCAAGATAGAAACTGCCAATAACACTATCAATATCGTCTTTAGCATACCCGCTTAATGATAGCCAAATTAGTCCGTGTAAAATTTTAATTTTAGCAACATCGTTAGAAAAATGCTCGGTGAAGATTTCTTCGGCACAAGTTTCAAATCCTGTTGGCTCTTGCAAAATTTCTACTGTCTCTTGGTCAATATGAAGTTTAAACTTTCGACGATTAAACATGTCGTAACCGCCAACAGCACTATAATATACCTTGGCAAAGTCATACATAGGATCTCCCCATATTCCCGGCTTACTAAAATACCCACGAGGATCTATGTACCACACTTTTAAATTTTTATCTACAAGACTATTACTAAATGTTGGATCTCCGTGTATAGGGGTAAACACTTGCGGCTGTATTGCATTAATTATTTTTTCAAACAAGTGTTTGTGCTTTTCTGAAAATATATTCTTACATTTTAAGCCATTAACTGTAATAGAGTCTTGATCAAAATTAGGAATTATTTTTGAAACACTATTAACACGATTTAATGTTTTTGTAATATAAGTATCAACAACATCTTCAGCAACTGCTGGCCTAGTAGATAGATCGTGCAAGGCCGTTAGTGAATCTAGATAGTCGGCTAGCACCGCACGTTTTTCACGTTCGGTGAGGTCTAACATTTGATATGCATGATGTCCATTAATTTTAGTCATGACATATGGATCTGTTGAAATAATCTTTGGAATTCTACGGAATCCTAGATCACTAACACTCTTATACCAATCTTGTTCTTTTCCTATTAGATGTAGATAGTTAGAATCAATTGCACGTTTTTCAACAGTAAATTCTTTAATCTTTACTTCGTTAAAAAATCTACTAAACCCTGCTCGATCGTTTTGTGTTTCAATAGTTGAAAAGTCGCCTAGTTCTTCTAAGTCATTACATAATACTGTATTAAATTGTATTACGTTTTTGCTAAACCATTTTACAAATTCTCCACTTGGTGGCGGCTCAGGAAAATATTCTGCACGAGCAACATAAAATATTCCAGGAATGCCGTTAGGACCCGGCTGTTCTATTAACACTCCTGCATCGTTCTGTGTCCATCTGCAGGTAAAGGCATTGGTGGTAATTACTACAGGTAAGTTAGTTTCTTTAATGGTTGGAAATTCTCCAATAATTAAATCACTCCATGTAATTATAAGTTCAGCATCTTTAGGAACATTTTTAAGAGCGTTATTGATTCCGCTGGCCGTACCCTTTTCATTAGTTTGAGTTAAGATATATTCAACTGTTGGTGGATTTACCTGTAGATATTTTTCAAGTTGATCGTAGGCATAATCGCCGACTATATGGAAGGTTGCTGTAGGAAATCGATCAAACAAATGATATAATAAGGGTTTTCCTCGAACACTAACTAAACATTTAGGTTTATTCCATGTGTGGTGTCTTAATCGACTTCCTCTGCCGCCTGCTTGAACAATAATGTGTAAATTCATATCAATATTTATATGCGCATTTAATTGGCTAAATAATTTACATGAGCAATAATAGTCTAACAGTGGTGTCTACATTCACTAAGAACCTTTGGGAACAATACGGTAATCGATCAATTCCTACCTGGTTTCGTTATTTTGACCCTAATATTAAATTTCATTTCCATACAGAATTTGAACCAATAATCGATCAACGGATAACTTATTTTTTGGACTCCAAAGAAAAATTAGATTTTCTAGAAAGAAATACTTTAATTGGTAGGCAAGGCACTAAAGATATGCATCCTGTTGGGAGAAAATGGGATACTTATTGCCATAAAGTATATGCACAATACGAATCATTTAAAACGACCGATACTAGATATCTTTTGTTTTTAGATGCTGATGTTGCAGCATTAAAATTATTTAATGGAGATATTGTAGCTAACTGGCTAGATAATCATTTTTGTGGGTATATTGGTAGAGACACACTATTAACTGAAACTGGATTTATTTTATATGATATGCATAATCCAGGTGCGAAGAATTTCTTTGAAAATTTTATTAATTTATATAATAAAGATCAATTGTTTGAGTTAGAATCGTGGTGTGATTGTGGGGCGTTTGATCATATTAGATTACAGTCTGAATTATCTTTTAAAAATTTATCAGGTAAGTATAGTTCGTTTATAGACCCTATTGCGGTTGGTGAAATTGGCGAATATTTTGATCATTGGATCAGCAAAAAAAGTAAACGCACTGGTTTCAGCAAACATAGAAAATTTAGAGGTAAAGTATGATAAAAAATATTTTCTTAAAGTATAATAAAGACCCTAGAGAAAATCCGTCGTCGATGCAATGTTTAAATTTTTGGTTAACTGTATTTGCAGATAGAAACATTTACATTATCTGTGATATGTTTGATTCAAACTTAAAGTTTCCAAAACAATTTGTAAATTATTCTTCATATCAATTTATAAATTCTAACTACGCATTATCTAAACCTATCGATCATTTATTAGAATCAAAAAGATGGAAAAATGTTGCGGCATCAAATCTATCTTGTTATGAAAAAAGCAGCAACGAACCATTTTGGTTAATAGATGCTGACGATACAATGTTTATAACATTTGATATACATTTAATAAAAACAAAAATAGTAATGGCTGAAAATTATTTTTTAGAAAATAAGTTAGATGGATTTTCTTTAGACTTCTACAGAACATTTAAGAGAGATCACTGGAGTTTCGGAGTTGCGCTATTACAAAATAGAGATGATTTAATTTCTATTATACAGTCAACTGATTTAACTTTTTTTCAAACATTAAAACTTCCTTATAATCTTGATGCACTTTTTGATTGTAATAGAAGGCAGGGAAAATTAAAATTAGAAAGTTTTGTGTTTGATAAAATGTTTTTTCAACATCAGTTAGAACAAAAATTTTTGCCGTATGGTATGTATAAATGGGAAGATCAAAAACTATGGGATATAAAATTAAACCCCATGACCAAGATTTTTTGAATAGAATTTGCTAGATTTAAGCCAATTGTAATAAATTTTAAATCCTTCGTCGATGTCAACTTTGGGATTAAACCCAAAATCTTGTCGTGCTGCCGAACTATCTAATGCACCACGACTGGGAAAATCAGCATCTTTTTCTTTAACTTCAACGGTGCCTTTACCCGCTAGACTAACTGCTAATTCAGCAGCAGACAACAATGTCTTACTATGACTTTTAGTTATATTGTAGGTTTTATTTGCTGTATTTTCTGCAAGAGTAGCCGCTACAATTCCGTCAGCTGCATCATCCACGTAGGTAAAATCTAAAGTTTCATTAACGCCATTTACTTTAAGAATACCGCCACGCATAGCAGTTAGTAAGAATTTACTGATAACACGATCTTCTACATCGAGTGGTCCATACACTGCACTTGGACGGAAAATTATATGTTCTAATCCATACTTGCGTGTATAGTCTTTGATTAACCACTCTCCGGCAAGTTTCATAATGCCGTATTGGCCTTGTGGATTACACACTGCGTCTTCCTTAACGAAATCTTTAAAATCACCGTATACCATACTAGAGCTTGTGTATACGAATCTTTTTACATTATACTTTACACTTAATTCTAGGAGATTAAGTAGTCCTTCGCTCATAGTGCGTGAACCAAGCGCAGGGTTAGCATTAACTACTTTTTGTCTTGGAAAACTAGCAAGGTGTATGATAGTGTCTGGATTAAACTTACGCAACAAGAAGTCGATGCCATCAGTATCGGCTATATCGATACGGTATATTTCTGTTGTTTGAATTTTCTTTAATCTTTCCGCAATCAAGTAATCTAATTCTTCTTGTGGAATTAAACCGTAATTGGTTCTGATATCTGTAATAATAACTGTATGGCCCAGTGCTTCCAGGCGAGCAACAACATTGTGGCCTATTAGACCTAATCCGCCCGTTAATAAGATGTTCATAGTGTTGCGTCTTCTAATCCTGCGGTGCGTAGTTTAACAATGTTTGACAATTGCCATTGCTTAATGTCTAATGCTTTGATAATGCCTAGCCACTTGTTTCGAAGTAGCGCAAAATCGTTGATGATCTTTTCAAAGTCTACCACGTCAGCTTCGCCTTCTACAAACTTTTCACAATCTCTAGAGCTCAGCTGACGTTGATAGTTTTCAAGATACTTACGAAAGTGTTGACTACGAAGTCTACGAAGTTCGATATTGAGATATTCTAAAATACCTTCAATTTCTTGAAGTTGGTTAAATCGATTCTCTACAATGCCGGGCATTTGCGCAGAGGCTTTCTCGATGTTTCCCGCTACGCGGACATCTTGTTTTGCTTGAATTAGTTCAGCTTCATAATAAGCCACAGCATCAGGAATGTTTGAAATATCCTTAGAGACCCGATCATACCAATTCATTTATTCCTCATCTTCGTCGTAGTATTCATCTTCCTCATCTTCAATCTCCTCGCCGTCGATCGAATATTCAATTGCAGTATCTAGATAAGGATCAACACCTAAAAGGCTCTCAAGTGTTGACTCTTTAATACCATAATCTAATAGTGTATTAACAAAATCGGCAGCTAAGTCTTTCCTGTGTTTCTCAGGAATATGCTCAATAACTAATGTCCAAATATCGGCAATTAAATCGTCTTTCATTCATTGACCTCCAAGTCTGATTCAACTGTAGTAGTTATCTCAGAAGTGGATTTTTCTCCGTGTTTTGAAATGTCTTCCATCATGATGTCAAGACCATTCTTCTCGTTCTTTTCCCATGCCTTGCGGAACTGCTTGATAATTTCACCGTCGACTGATGTGTAGACAAGACTGTTTCCTTCCTTCTTGAGCAGCCCTTTAGCTTCAGCCAGGTCGACTAGTCCACTATATGGATTCATACCTGTCTCATAAGGAATCTTAACTTGTACACTTTCAAACGGCTTTGCATAACGAGTTTTCATAATCTTGCAGGCTGCACGAATACCGTTAACAGTTGTAGTCTTATCGCCGTCCTCATCTTCCTTGAGTTTTAATTTACGCATCGCTACCACAATTGAACTAGCATAGATGAAGCCCTGTCCGCCACTGATTTTATCATCTGGATCAAACATATCTTGTGAAGCATATGTGTGATTGGTCGCTACTAGACCAATACCTAATGATCCAAACATGTTTACACAATTACGAACAAGTGCTGTCAGTGCCTTAGGCTTACGGCCCATGTCGCCTTTCAAATCACCTGCTTGAAATTGATTAACATCGGTTGGAGTTAACAACATACCAAGACTGTCAATTACAAACAATACTTTAGGACGCTCATCTTCGGGCATTGTTCTGTATTCTGCAACAAATTCTGTAATAGTCTTTGCCACATCGTCAATCATAGCCATGTTAAGTTTCAACAACTTATCCGGGCTTGTGTCAACATCGAGTGCATGTAGCCACTTTTCGTCAAGTGCATTCTCTGTATCAATTAAGATTGGAAAGATGCCTGCTTTCTGTGCGTTTGCTACTAGATTGCCCGAACAGATAAAACTTTTACCTGCACCACTTTCGCCGGCA